CGCTGAAGGGAGCCAGCCAGCACCCTCCCACCCTGCCCAGGATCTGACGCCGAAGCACCCGTCGACACAGACAAGACCACGTAATCAGATGGGACCCCCGCCTTGACGAACACCTCAGCGGTGAACCGCCAGTCGCTAGTCCGGTACGAGAACAGGCCACCCGCCGAGAACCCTGTCGTCGTCACATCCAGGGACGGGTCCCATTCTCGGGTGCCACGGATCTGCTCCACGCCCCACACCGTCTCGTCGGCGTCGATCAGGCGAGTGTCCAGCCAGTACTCGGGGCCAGCGGCCTCGACCGTCAACGTCGGGCCACCAACGGTCCGAGACACCGACACGATCGGCCCCCAGTGGACCACCCGCCCAGCGAAGGCGATTTGGATCTCACGCTCCACTCGGCGCAGATCGTCAGCGACGAACGAATCATCGGGGTACGTGGCGTGATGGTCAATTACCACCGTCGCGGACGACGAACCGACAGCATCCAGCTTCTCGGACCAGGTGCACGACACGATCTGGTCCGCAGGGATCTGCGCCACCCGAGACCCTGACCCTGACGCGGTGATCCACACCTCGAGGTCAGTCGACGCCGACTCGGTACTGACCGCACCGCGAGCGTCATGGGCGATGTTCGCCGCCGGCGCGGTGACGGTGACGGTCATATCACGCCCAGATCCATCGACAGGGTCAGGTCTGTCCCGTCGAGTGTCACGATCGACGCCCCACCTGAATCATGCAGCACCCACAGCGGCACCGAGGACGCGTCATCGACCCCGGCCGCGAACCCAACGAACGCAGCGACCTGCTCGGTGGTGCCACACGACGGCCACACGACGGCCGACAGTGGCAGCGTCCACCGACCCGACGAGAACACCGGGGTGCCAGTGGTGAGGGCTGCACGGGCGTATCCGGTGGCGACGAGCTCGCAGCCACCGAGGGCCAGGTCGGTGAGGGTGGTGTCGGTGGCGTCGAACGACCACCCCATGCCGTGCTCGATTGCCAGCACCTCATCGGCGGTGCGGGCATCCCACGCCGAGGGGGTGAGCGTCTCCAGCCCTGACCGGTACCACGACACAACCAGGGCCATTAGACCACCACCGTCATCTCACCCGTTGTCCCCAGCCACCGAAGCGACATCTCCACATAGCCATGCGGCAGCGACGACAACCCGTCATCAGAGGTCCCCATCGGACGCCCCACGATCTCCCGATGCCCAATCCCCGGCAGCCACAACCACAACGACCCGAGCCCTGTCGCCATCGCATCGAACTCGGCAGCCAGCGCCACCCACCACGCACCCGCTGCAACGTCATCACCCGGCGTCCAAATCTCGATGTCGAGACTGATGTCCAGCGGTGCGGCGACATCACGCCCCACGGCCACGCCCGCAGACATCGACCGCTGCGCCGTCTGAGACGACACCGACGGGCCGAGCCCGTTCACTTTCACCAGCGAGATCTCAGGGTTAGCGGTGCCGTCGCCGCACACCAACGACCCAACCCCGAACTGATACACGCCCGTAAGCGGCGACGCCATTAGTGAGACACCCCCACCTTCATCAACCGGTCGAACTCGGCCCCGATCAGATCCACGGTCTGCCACGGCGTCGCCGCCTCGTTGACCGTCACGTTCAGCACGCGAGGACCAGCCGCCGCCTTCGCTTTGCCCCGACGGTCACGTTCCGCCACGGCATCCTGCTTGCGCTGCTCCGCAGACCACTGCTCCGGCGTGAACACCTGGCCAGACACGCCAGGGTCGAGCCGCAGGATCTCCGGCCCGTCCTCACCCACCGGATACACCCCACCAGCTCCGACACGGCCACCAAGGGCCCGGCCCGGCCTGTTCGCCTCGCTGGTGCCAGACAAGGCGATCTCCATCGCCCGGTTGATGGCATCGACCGCCTGGAGACGGGTCTGCAGCTCTATCGTCCACGGCCTGCCCGTCAAGGCGTTCAGCTCCCCGGCCATCTCCATCAGCCGGTTCCGCACCGCCGAACCCGGTTCCATCTGAGCGGCCAACGCCAGAAGCGAAGCGATCTGACCGTCAAGAGCGCCCTTCGAGTTCGCCAGCGCCGCATCTAGTGTCGCCTGAGCCTGCGCCTGGGTGACCAACGCGTCGGTCACCTTGCGTTCGGCTACTTCGACTGCAGCCCGAGCCTCGACCACAGCACCCTGCTGGTCCACGACCCGCTGCTGTGCCGCAGCCACCTGGTCCTGAGCGTCACGCACACGCAGCGCAGCCTCAGATACCCGGTCGTTCGCCTCCACGACCCGCTGCTGAGCCTCCACGACCCGCAGCGCCAAAGCCTCCTGCACCTCGACCACACGGGCCTTGGCCTCGGCTAGCGCCTCCTCAGCGGTGCGCTCACCCTCAGCGGCATCAGCGATCGCATCCTTGGCGGCAGTGACTTCCTCGGACTGCTCGATCCCACGGGCCTGCGCCTCAGCGAGCTCCTGGGCTGCGTCACCGTTACGTTCCTGCGCCTCAGCTAGGCGCAGCTCCGCACGCTCCAACCGGATCTGGAGCCGCTCCCGGTCACCGGCCGGGTCATCAGATCCCTCACCCGGCCCAGCAGCCAAAGCCGCTTTCGCCTCAGCGAGATCCAGTACGGCCTCACGCTCATCGAGGACAGCAGACTTGGCGGCAGTCGCCAGATCCTCGAGCACTTCACCCGCACGCTCGCGGGCGGCGGTCAAATCCTCTTGCGCCGCTTTGCTGTCCCGTTGAGCCGAGGCCAGATCTCGTTCGGCGTCGAGGACCCCTTCGTGTGCGTCCTCTAGTTCCTTCGTCCCGAACTGGAGGTCACGCTGCGCTGCCGCCAGATCGTTAGCGGCCGCTACCGCCCCTTGCCGAGCGTCAGCCAACCCCTTCTCAGCATCAGCCACACCGCGGGCAGCGTCGGCCACACCCTTACGGGCCTCGACCACGCCACGCTCAGCGTCAGCCACCCGGTCCTGCGCATCAGCCACCCCGGCCCGAGCAGACGTCACACCCTCCTCAGCGGACCGCAGCCCGTCGACGGCGGACCGTGCAGCGTCAGCCGCGGCCTCCTCGGCCGCAAGGTCACGTGCCAGCGCCGCCGAAGCCTCAGCCGCACCCGCGCCAGAGGTCTGGTAGGTCTCCAGGGCCGACGTAAGTTTGTCCACCGACATGATCGTCGGATCGACGCCCGTCGACGCCAGCGCCTTCTCAGCGTCAGCCACCGACATGCCGGACCGCTTAGCGGCCTCCTCGATCCTGTCCGCCGCTTCCTCGTAGGCCTTCGCCCGCCCCTCCGCAGCTTTCTTCGCCTCGGCCGTTGCCCGGTCGGCGTCGATGTCGAACACGTCACCAAGGTCCGGCAGGCCATCGACCGCGCCACCAGACTCCTTGATCGCCTCGCCCCACGCCCTGGTCTCAGCAGCGGACTGGCGGAGCCCTGCGACGGTCCGGCCGTTCACCGCGTCGAACTTGTCGGCCCACTGGTCAGCCGCAGACCGACCAGCAGCGCCCCACTGATTCCACGCCGCAACACCAGCCACCAGCGCACCGGCCAAAGCACCAGCCGCCACACCGGCACCCGTCATCTTCTGCGCCGTGGTTGCGGTCTCCGTGCCGTACGCACGGACAGCACTGACGCCAGTCCGCAACATGCCGACGCCCTCGGCGACCTTCGGCCCCAACAACCCGAGACCCACCACCAGCCCCCCTATGCCGACCACCCCGGTCTGCATCGGAGCAGGCAGCGCACCAAACGCACTCGCCAGACCCGCTATCCCCTTAGCGGCCGTAGCGGCAGCAGGCACCAGCGACGTGCCAATGGAAGCCGCACTGTTCTCTAGCTCGGCCTTCGCCCTCTTGGACGACATCGCCAACCCGTCAGCCTCCCGAGCCGCCGCCCCCGACGCCTTACCCGCGCCGGCCAGCATCAGCGAATAGGTCGCCAACGCCTTCTCCTGGGCGGTCAACTCACGGGCCGACGACTTGCCCGTCTCGGCCAACGCCTGCTGCTCCACTGCCGCCGCGTTGATCGTCGGAACAAACTTCTGCAAGGCGTCGTACTCGCCACGGAACGCCGCCGTCTGAGCCTCGATCACATCCACCGGGTTCGCGTTGTGGAACGCAGCGAAGTCCCCCGCAAGGGTGATCATCGACTTCGACATCTCGGCCGACTTAGTGGCCCCCACACCCATCTGGGTAAACAGGTTGCCGAACGTCGACGCCGACTCCAGCGCCTCACGCTTCGACAGGGCCAGGGCCTCAGTAGCGCCCTCGGCGAAGTCGTTGATGATCCCCGCCGACTCCCCGAATACGGCGTTCGTTTGGGCTTGCGCCTCAGCCAGTTCACCAGCGGCCTTGGTCGACGCACCCAACGCGGCCACCGTGCCACCCAGCACGATCCCACCCGCAACCTGGCGGGCGTTGCTCAGTTTCGCCGCGTAATCATCGGCGGACTTGCCGAGCTTGTCGCTCTCCTTGGCGGTCTTGTCCACCGCCTTATCGACCGCCGACAACTCCTTTTGGACGCGCTTGAGCGCCGCTAGCGTCTGCTGGTCCCTCGTCGTGATGTCGATCGTGAGAGCGCGTCCCGTCACCGCCTCAGACCTCCACAGCCTCGGGCTGCTCGGCCGGGAACAACGTCAGAGACGACGCCACCAGAGCGAACGTCGCCAGCCGGTCAACCGACTGGCGGACCCACAACCAGTGGACCACCGCCAGATCAGCAAGCAGCACCGCCTCGCCCCGCTCCAAGATCCCCAACACCGCAAGATCGAGGTCCTGCCCCGTCTCCATGCGGAACTGCATCGCATCCAGCCCCGTGACCTTCGCCAGGTCCACGACCTGCTCGGACCCGTCGACCGTAACCGTGATCTGACTCACTCGAACCCCCCAGGGAAAGCCGCCTTCAGAGCGGACTCGTAACCGGCCGCATACAGGGCCTCGATCTCATCGAGGTGAGCCGCTAGCGCATCGTTGATCACATGCGGCCCCTGGCCGGCCACGCCAGCCGTCCACGAGTTCCCCACCCACGGCGGGGCCTGCCGTGCGGGAGAGTCACGGTACCGCTCAGCCGCGTACCAGCCGGTCCGGCGAGACATGCCCCAGAACGCGGCCTTGGCGTAACCAGGGCCACCAGAGATCGCCAGACGGGCCGTCGACTGAGTGCTCCGAGGCTTGATCGCACCAGCGGCACGGGCTTGCTGACGGGTGCCAGAGCGGGCAGCAGACCGCGCCCACTCTGACACCTCCTCGGCAACCCGCTTGTTCGCCTTGCGCTGCTCCCGACCCAGCCCCTGGGCCGACGCCTTCAGCCCGGCGATCAACTCGGCCAAACCATCGGCCTCCATGTACAGCAGCGCCGACACGGCTCAGTACGCCGTGTCGGTGGTCTGGTACTCCAGCGTCCACGCCGGATCGACGCCGTTGTCCAGCACCCGGAATGGTAGCGACTGCTCAGGCGTCACATCGAGCCCAACCTTCGGGCTGGACCCGGTGAGCTGGATCAGCGGGAACGTCGCCCGGAAGAGGAAGTTGAACCCGGTCTCGATCTCGGGGCCGGTGAAGGTGATCACCAGATCCTCGAGCTCGGTCCCAGCAAGCCAAGCGTCCTGCCACGAATCAGCGTCGTAATCGAGTGACAGCGTGCCCGTCGGCTCCACACGGGTATTCAGCACCGGCTTCTCACGGCCGCCCGCACAGATCCGCCACCGCTCCATGTCGAGCCCGGTCGGGATTGTGAAGTCAGCAGACCGCAGGCACTCAGAGTTGCCGTCGATCGACACCACACAGTCGATGTCACGGTAGACATGCGACGACGTGGGGTAGGACGGGGTGACCGACGCCGCCGCAGTGTCGAGCGTCTTGTACGCGAACGTCGACTTGACGACAGGCAGACCCTTCGCCGTCAAGGCGAGGTTCAGGGACTCGGCCATGCACCCGAGGTAGTCGTGATGGTTCACCGTGCCGCCCACATCAGCGCGGCCAGCGTGGACCGTGAACGACTTAGTCGGGCCGGTCGTGGTCGGGGTGAACGTGTGCAACCGGGTCAAGGTCGCGCCGCCCGGCGTGGTGGTCGCCACCGTCGACGCCACCGAAGCGAACACCAACCCCAGCGACTTCGCCATCAGGTCCAGCGTCAGCACATGCTGACCACCACGGGGCACAGCCACAGAGCGGCCCGTCGGGGTCGCCACCGTTGCCGGACGCATCCCCCGAGACTGAAGGAACTCGACGTTCGGGGTAGCGTCATCGGTCTGGTTCTCGATACCGCGAGTCAACGTGGTGGCCTTGGTCCCCCATGCCACGGTCTCCTCACCGATCGTCCAGAAGTTGTCTTGGATGCCCATCTATCAGCCCTCCAGGCCGGTCGGGTCGGAGTCACCAGCGGGCGCTAGCGACGGATCATCGGCCTTGCTGGCCGACTTCTTCGCCGGGGCCTTCACAGGCTCCACCGGCTCGAACGAGCCACCCAGCGACGCCACCACGGCATCGTCCAGGTCGAACACGTCCCCAGGCTCAGGAACGAACGACGGCACGCCCTCAGGCGCAAAGATGTAACCGGCCTCGCCGGTGTAACGAACCTTCATTGAAGGCTCCTCTCTCAGTTGAGACGGGCGGTCACGTCGACCACCACACGCGCCGTCCCGATCGGACCCTCAGGGGTCTGACCGCACGACATCGACTTCTCCGCCACCCACCCGAACAGCACCCCGTCCAGATCCGACAGGGCCGGTTCATCGGCCAGAACGTCCTGGATCGCCGCCACGACGGCCGACGTGCGGCACAACGTTGAATCCAAGTCGCCACGCCCTGTTATGACCACGATCAGCGGCAACCTGAACGACTCATCGCGTACCTGTCGCCCCGACTTCATCACCGGCCGGTCCTCAGTGGACGACAGTTCATCCACGAACACCATTTCAGGCTTGCGGTGCAGGTCCCCCGGCCAACCGGGATGGACATCCACACTTCCAATCAGCGACGGATGGACCCGCAACAGCGACACCAGCCGCTCCACGGCAGACCACCACACCGTCGTCTCCGCCATCACGCCACCCCCGGCAACCAATACCGGGCACGCACCCCAACCAGCAGCCGATCAACCTCCAAGAACCCCGTGGGGCGACCAACAGACCAATCCGGCGTCGAATACCGCGTAGTGCCGCCATCGAAACTCTGAGCCAACACGTCACGAGACGTACCGGACCCCGACGCCGCCACGACACGCCCGACGTACTCGGCGCACGCGTGCAACACCTCCTCGGGCGGGGCATCCAGACCGACCTGGACCGACACCGTGACCACCCCCGGGCCAACAGCCACCGACGGATACACCACCGACCCCGAGAACTTGTGAGTGCCAGACACCGCCACCCCGTCGACCGCCACCGACGTAACGGACCTCACCGGCCCATCCACCGCCAACGACACCACAGGGGACGGAACAGCAACCCGCACCACAGAGGCCCGAGGCACCATCGGCACCCCGACGAACCGCTCCGCCAACGCCTCGAACTCAGACACCAGCCGGTCGATCTCGGCGTCAGCAACACCGGACAGCAACGCCATCCGACGCTCACGGGCCTCAGCAGCGGTCAGGTACGCCACGCTCAGCCCCTACGGGTCCGCTTCACGGGCGCAGCCTCGACGGCCTGCTCCACCTCTGGGGCATCCACAGCGGCCTCACGGGAGCCGACAACCCCGGCACGCACACCGAACCGGGCTAGCTCCGCATCCACCTCGGCCACGCGGCCAGACAGCCCACGCAGCACATAGCCGTCACGCTCCACCAGCAGGGCCGCAACATACGAATCGGACACAACACACCTCTCAACGGAGCGAACATGGGGGGAGGTGTGGGCCTGGGGGGAGGCATCAGCCACCAACCCAGGCCCACACCAACCGACCTAGAAGGTCGGCGTGACCAGGCCGGTGCCACCGACAGTGGCGATGGCCTTCGGGTAACGCCCGGCCGTGGTGGCCGAGTAGCCGTAAGCAACGAGCTTCACGGTCAGGTTGCCGCCGTTGGTCTGCTCGAAACGCAGCTCACGGGGGGCACCGTCACCGTCCTCCCACAGGAGGATGTCGTCAGCCTTCGCCACGACCACCAGGTCCTCATTGGTGCCGGCACCGAGGTTGGTCGCCATGTTGGCGTCGGTCACGACCGGCAGACCGAACAGCGACCCAACGACCTGCCCGTACTCGGCAGCAACACCCACACCAACAGCGTTGGATGGTGCGTTCAGGCCGATCAGGGGACGGTTGGTAGAGTCGACCGCAGCGGTCAGCCAGCCCCAGCGACGGGGGTGCATGAAGATCGCGGTGGCGGGCATGAACCGGTTCGAGTTCACGCGCTGCACAGCGTCAGCGAGCTTCGGGAAGAACTCGGCCACGGTGGGGGACGCGTCGGTGTAGGTCACGGCCTCGATCCCGGCCGTGCCGGTGATGGCGGTGTACACCGAAGTGTCCAGCACGGTCGCGTAGTGCGACGCGAGGTCACCGAACACCACCAGATCGATGCCAACCCCACGCTCCAACGCCTGACGGGAAACGTCCTGCTGGCCAGCGATGGTCTGGAGAGACACGGCCAGGGTGGTCTCATCGAAGTTGGTTTCAGACACGGCGTCGTTCTCGGCCGCCTGGACGGCGGTGGTGGTGCCGGTGGTGCCACGCGGGATGTTGAAGGTCATCCCACCAGCAGGCAGCGGGAGCCGCCGCACCGAGTTGGCGATCGGGCGACCAGCCCGAGCGATCGGAGCGAACATATCCACCAGGTACTGCGGCGGAACCAGCGCACCGAACGCCGACGTGCCAACGTCACGGGTTTCGAGCGCCGCACGCTGGTGACGCTCAAGGCGCTCACGGGCCTGCCAGTCGCCGCCAAACTCCGAACGGTAGGCATCCTGAAGGAACGAGTACTCGCCGCCATCGCGGTACACGACAGGCTCAGCGCCGACACGGATCTCAGGGGACCCGTTAGGGGCAGGGAAGCGGGCAGCCACAGCGTCAGCAGCAGCACGGGCCTCTTCGAGCGCAACGAGCTCGGCCTCACGCTCCTGAAGCTGGGCGAGATCGGCATCAGCGGCAGCGACGGCGGAACGGGCCTCGCTGAACTGGATGGTCTCGGCATCAGTGAGCGCCGAATCGTCACGGGCCTCGGCCGCAGCGATCACCGAATCAATGACGGCCATATGGCCGGCGCGAGTGTCGAGGCACTCACGGATAGAAGCTCGGATCTGTTCGAGCAGGGTCATGACAGGACCTCCATGGGTCACGTTGGTTGGCACCCGTGCCGGGCGGCGCGGGTGAGTCGTGGCTCAGGTGGACCGCAGGTGGACCGCAGGTGGTGCCCCTAGAGGGGTCCGGCGTGCGGTTCGGCGTGCAGCCCGGCGTGGGCCGGGAGTGGCTGCCTAGATAGACAGCCGGGCACGGACAGCCGAAGCCATCCGCAGATCAAGACCGCGCGATGGCGCGGGTACGTCGTCGCGCACTTGGGCGACGGTCGCAGGGTTCGCCGGGTAGGTCACCAGCGAAACGTCGAACAGTTGGACCTCGGTGATGCGCCGCTCGAGGTAGTCCGCATCCCACTCCTGACGGATCACACGGAAAGCGAAGGACATCTCATCGAGATCGCCTCGCTCCATCGCGGACAGCACCGACGACACCAGCGGAGACGACCGGTCAAGCGAGGCATCACACCGCAACCCAACCTCATCGGACGTGAGCGTCAGCGTCCTCGCCGCCGTACGAGCCAGCGGTAGACCGTCGTGGTTCACGAGGAGCCGCACATCGTCACGCTCCAGCACCGACTTAGTGCATGCCCCGGCGGCGATCACCTCAGACCAGCCGCCACGCTCCGGGCCACCGGCCACGTCATAAGGGTACTCGTACACCGTGGCGTACCCCGACAGCGACACGCCGCCGTCCTCATCCGCTCGCACCTCGGGCACAGCGAACCGCCGGGCCTCCACGGTGCGGCCACGCTGCTCCACCGACAGAGACGACATGTCACCACCCAGACGGGCAGCGACCACAGCAGGAAACAACTCAGACATCTGACCCTCCAGGTCCGTTCAGCGCCACGGTCTGGGCACCGACACCGCCAGGCAACGGCGGGCGATCCTCGTGCTCCCGCGCCTCATCCGGCGTCCCCCAACCGCCACGGATACGCAACGTCTCCACCTCCGCCTGCGTCTTCACGTCCACCTTCACCAGAGCGCCAGTGTTGATCTTCACGTACTCCGCCGGGGCCACCATCGACGACATGAATTCTTCGAGCAGCGTCACCCACCACCCAGCGTTATAGGTGAGGTAGTTCAGCGACCGCTGCTCGACGTTCGCGTACGTCTGGCTGTTCCCAGACTCGCCACCGATCATCTCCGGCGGCACCAGGAAGAACCCGGCGATGTCGGCCTTGTTCGCCTTGATCGTCTCCAGAAACTGAGACTCCTCCGGGCTCACCTGGATCGCCTCATAGGTGACACCCAACCCGAGCACCACCGGCTCACGACCAGACACCGCAGCCCTAAACCGCTCCTTGATCGTCGCCGCCTGATCCTGGGTTACCGGCTGATCCGTCGACAGCACCGCCGAAGGGTGAGCGCCATCACTGAACCACCGGCGACCGAACTCGCCAGCCGACAGCCCCAACCCCGTCATCGACGCCGCGTACTGCAGCGGGGACAACCCGATAGGCGACCCCGGAACCGTGAACGCAGGCCAATGCACCAAGTCATCACCGACCGGACGACCATCAAGCAACCACTGCACCGACCCAACACCAACCGGCCGAGCCGACATCCTCGACGGAGACAAGATCTCCATCTGCACCGGATACCCCAGCCGGTCCCGAGCCGCCACCAAACCGAACACGTTCCCGGCCGTCAACCACGACATCAACACCTGACGACGCCACCCGATCGCATGCATGTGCACCCACGGAGCCGACAGCAGCGGGGACGGCCGCTCAACCTCCACCGGCGCACCAGCCGCCCGGCGGTACTGCTTCACCGGCAACGCCGACAAGCGGCAGATCAGATCCATGCACGACCACACCGCACCCAACCGGAGCGCCTGGTCCACATCCGACACGGCACCATGACCGCCACCAGACCGACGGACACGCTCAGCCGCCAGCACCTCAGCCAACGACCCCACAGAACGACGCTCAGGGCGGAACAAGCTCATGCCCGCACCTCAACCGCGGCGACCACAGCCACCCCGGCCACCACTAAAGCCAACGGCACCGACCACATCGACACACCGACCACCACAAGGGCGAGACCGAACAACTCGAGCAACACGTGCAACATCGGCTCCTCTCCCCTCAGTAGACGCTCATCGACACATCAACAGCAGGCATCGACACAGCAGCGTGATGGGCCAACACCACCGCCACCAGCGGCGACATGTCATGGTCCCCACGACGATCAATCAGCAGGGCATCCCCCGCCTTACGCTTCTCCGCCCACGACACCGCAGACGACAACTCCGGGCGGTCACGGTGCACCACTTCCTCATCCACCACCGCATCGAAAAACCCGGCCGTAGCCAGCTTCACCGCACCGAACCCGACCCGTTCCACCGTCACACCCGCCAACTCCAGGTCAGCGATCAATACAGCCGCCGGGCCGGCCTCATCAACCACCACCCGACGGACCGAACCATCAGCGACCAGCGCAGCCACCTCGGCCACCACCCACCCCGTGCCGGCCCCGGTCGCCACCACATCGACACCGATACCACCCTCACGGCACTCACCGGCCACCGCCACAGACGACGACGACCGATCAGGCCGCACCTCAACCGCAAGATCCACATCACCCACCAGCCACCCGGGCCGATCAGCACGACGCCCCGATTCACCGCTACGACACGATGACCAGTCAGCCTCAGCGATCACCGACCACGCAGGCCCCACACCGTCAGACGGATCAGGGAAGATCCCCAACCGTTCGCGAGCAAACTCGGCATCGGTCAGATTCGACCGCTCCACCGTCCCAATGAACTCCTCGGTGATCAGCGACCCCAGCGACGGATTCGCGCCCGACCACGCTCCACGATCATCCAGTGCAGCGGCAACAGCCTCAACGTCAGAAGCGTCGATATCGGCGGACCACTCGGCGTAAGTGATCTCACCGCCACGGCCACGAGCGATGATCCGCCGCAAGGCATTCGACTCGGCCACCTCCAACGGGGCCGAGCTCGTCCACCACAGTTGCGGATCCGGCCGGGCCGACATCGTTGGCAACAAACTGCCCAAGTCGGTGATGTAGTAGGCCTCGTCCAGGACCACCCGGTCCCCCGAGAACCCACGGCCACCACCCTTCGAACGGGCCTTGAACTGGAGCCGCTTCCCGTTGCGTAGCTCGATCCGTTCCTTGCCGTTGCTGTCGTAGATCCCCCTGACCTCGGCCATCAACTCCGGCGTCGTCTCGACCAGCGTCCTGATCCGAGTGAAGTGCTCCAGCGACGTGTCGAACCGGTGCGCCGTGTGGGTGATCAGATCCACGGCGTCATCGAGGAACAGCCAGTACAGCTCGGCAGCCTCCAGGACCCCGCCCTTACCATTCTGGCGAGGGACAACCAGCCCCACCTCGAACGAGGCGCAGAACCCTTCAGCGGTCTCAGCCAGTGCGGCGTCGAGAACCAGTTCCTGCCACGGAAGCAGCACCAGCCCCGCCGTCCTCGCCAACTCCACCGCCTCCGGCCCCGCGCTTGACGCTGCGTTTGGGCGGCTCAGGAACCGAGGCGGCACCAGCGGCGGTGCGGCGAGCCTCTCTGCGACGGCGTAGCTCATCCCTGCGGTTCACCTCCGGCGCTGCGATGTCATCTAGCGCCCGCAACACATCAAGCAGACGACCCGTCAGGGGCGCTAGCCGTTCCCGGTCGTCCTCGCCCACTAGGTCGATCTCGTGAGCGAGCTTGTTCCGGACCGCTTCGAGCGCCTGGCGACGATCGCCCGACTGCACCGCTTTGGCCACCGGGCCGACGGCCTTGGATGGAGTCACGTCGTCCCCCTCAGGGAGAGATTTTTCCTGACTTCCGGGGGTCTTTGCGGCCTGTGGACAATCAGAACTTTCGGTCTGTCACCAGTCCCGACGTACCACGGAGGGCTGCAGGATCTCGATCACGGCCGCTCGACACCGCCGACGTAGGTCGGTAGTGATCGGCTTGGTGCCACGGATGTTGTTGCACAGCCGGTGTGCGTGCCGGACGTTGGCAGGGTCAGTGCATGACCCGCCATGAGCACGAGGCACCAGCTCATCGAGTGCCGACCCGAGCGGTTCACGCTGATGGTCAGCGTCAAGGTCGATGAGTAGACCGCACAGGTGGCAGCACGGTTGCGTGGCCCGAACGTGAGCTACGAGCTTGTGCCGGGCGTGGGACTTCAGCGGGTGGACCATCGGGTCTGCCTCCCCTGGTAACGCGCGGCGAGGACCCGGGCCCGGAGCTTGCGTCTCGCTGTGCCGTTGGCGTAGCGGGGGTTACTGGTCATGTCCACCATCCCGCTGCAAGCGTGTGATGGGTCACCGGTCACACACGCTAGCGAATGTCTAGCAGG